CTTGTAAGAAATATACCTTGGATGTTGATTTTATTGTTAGAAAATCTGTACCCAATGTCCATATGTCGTCTATCCCTGTGGTATCGGAAACAGAGGAATACACTCGGATCCGCAAAGTACTCGTATCCATCTTATCATTTGGTATGATCAAATAAGAACCCAACTTAGTATTGGGGTTGTAGATATAATTAATGCCTCGAATCACTCCCTCGTATAGATCAACATCCTGAATCGATGAAGTGTTGATATTTGCATAATATGTTTGCAGATTGACAAATTTGAATTGTTTGCCTTCTGGATTGACTCCAGAAAATTCCGATCCTCTCGGTATAAATGTGTCAGAAGTTACTACATCATTCAATAATATATTTACTGATGCCTTTGCGGATCGTATAGATGACGGAGTGTATCCCAAATGTTTTGCATGGGACACCACAGATGATCTCAACACCGCGCTATCCAAAAACATCTCATTCGCAACCATATTTGAATAAAATGCCGAATAGTGTGTATTGTATGCCAAAATATCCAATATGGTATTCAGAACCGAACCGTCAAAATTGTAATCTTGAAGTGTCTTTTGGGATGATAAAAACGACTTCAAAGATGTCTTGATTTCATCAAAGTCCATACCAGAAACTTGTATTGCGGGATTAATTGACATTATCGTAATCTTTCTAAAAATGTAGTAAGTCTTTCTTTTGCCGTTGTTCCAATTACAGAAAATTCCACAGATACTTCGTATGAGTTATCATCGTTATTAGAAACCACAAGAACCGACAAAGACCCAACTCTTGGTTCGTATTTCCGTATTGTTTCGACGATCCTGTCCTTTAATTCTAATGTCGTTATCGCATCAATTGGTTCAAACAGCAATGCTCTGATAGATGAACCTATTTTTGGTTGAAATAATCTTTCCCCATAAATGGTTGACAGCAAATGACCCAAAGAGACGCGAACACATTTGGCGTTTTCTGTGATATTCAGATCATTTGTTCGAGGATGCAACCCAAAGGTTGGATCGATATCTGTGTAGATTGATCGTATGACCCCCGGCTGATTGGTTGTGATATTAATTGGCATTGTGGTTAAGATGATTATTGATTATTTTTGCATTTCCTTCTATTACCTCTGATATTCCGTCTTCGGATATGTCTTCTTTTAATAAATCATCTAAATCCACCAAATTACACCAATGACAACAGACAAATCCCATTGGTGTTATCATATTACGACACTTAAGGGGACTAACCGAAAAATATACAACATTATTTATATCAAAACTCAACCGTAACGCACATTCTGGCAAAGAAGACACCCTGATTATTTTATTTGGTTGTTTTTCGAGAAGACCAACCAATTCCATGTATCTCGTCAACAACGAATCTTGTGATTCTATCATCATACTAGGAGAACCACTAGAGCACGATTCGTGTGTTATAGAAAATCGTTGTATAGAACTCCCATCTGCAAATTTACCACCATTATGATATTGAAAAACAACAACACGGGATGATCGGACCAATACTCGTAATTCTGTAATGGTTTCGTGTATTGCACTGTGGGATTGTTGTTTCTTCAATTCTTTTTTTGAGTTCCACCTCAAACTGATGTTTTTTCTCTTTATCGTGGTAAAGACACCAAGACCAATACCAACACCCAAAACTCCTATGAATTCGCCCAATATAAAAGTTATGTCCTTGAAAGAGTGTAGAAAAGTCAAAACAGAACTCATCTTGATGCCCCCCCAAAAGGATTTGCCCCAGCATTACCCAACGGATTTATTGCACGAACACTGTCAATAAATGCAGGATTCAACAATCCTTGTCTGAACCCGACCCCAAATGGAGAGCAGGGATCATCGATAAAATTCGTGGCAAAATTGATATTCGTAAATTGTGTGACAAAATCCAGCGCATCAGTCACCATCGCATTAGCAGCGTCCATCATACCATTAAGTGATCCGGCAACTTCATCCATTTTGTTGGTGATAGAGTTGATATCTGCTACTGCATTATCAAGTGCTGATTGCATCTGCTCAAGTGTCTGAGAACCACCATCAGGTGGTGAAATGTGGTCTAAAATTCTACTCAAATCTGCCTGCACATCCACCGCGACATTCAATTGCATTTTTCCATTTTCTGTCACCATTCCAACACCAAGACCAATATCAAGTCCGGGAATACCCAATGCGCATTGCATCTTGATTGCTGCACCAACACTAGAAATCAATGATATCATATCAGGTCCACCACCGGTGAATGGTAGACCAGATAATTGATTAGAAGAGTTTTCATAATCATCCAAAACTCCCTGCATATTTCCAATCCTGGTCGTCAATGCAGACAATTGACTGGTATTGCCGCCTAAGGCGGCCAACGCAGTCGTCATACTACTAACCTTAGTGAGACCTGCTGCAAATCCACCCTTTGCATTTCCTATTTGGTCTGCTACAGGATTTTGAAATACAGATCTCGATAAATTGTCATTGAGGATGTCTTTGTTTTTTGCAGGAGGACATTCACAGGGATCTGTTTGTGTTGGTGGTGTTCCGGCACCTGTTGGTGGACCCCCTTCGGTTACATCTGGAGACTGATATCTTGCTTGATTTGTTGTCTGATTTGCAATAACATCAGATACATTATTGGGAGTTGCCGAACGATCTGTTGACCATTTGGGATCACTAGCCCTCGATGATTCTGCTTTGGATAATTTTTCAGTATCAGTTTTTTGTTTTTTGGTGTTTACAGACTCGTCTTTTTTTACACCTTCCTTGTATTTGGCATCTTCTGCAGCCTTCTCTGCTGGTGTCATTTTAAATCTTCTTTGTCTTTCATCTGCTGTTGCTTTGGTTTCTCCTGCACGATACTCTTCTTTGATAAAAATTCCCATATCATTCATTGGGGATTTTTTCTTTTCTACCACATCTGCGGCAATTTCCTCATCTGTAAAGAGTACATCAGATTTCCTAAACATTCTGTACTCTACGATAGTCCCACGATCCAGAGCAAATGTTTTGAACCAAGTATCTTTACCATCAGAGGTAAGACTTTTGTCTTTTGCTTTGGAGCGATCTTCTATCGGCCCCGGAACTAGTGGTGTTTTACGTCCCATAAAACTCCTAACCTGCCGTTCCGGAAGAAGAGGATATAGCAGTATGACCACAACTGGCCTTACTTACTCCTTCAATACATATTGGTTTTCCATCAACTATAACGGTCGCAAGACCATTGATCATCTTTGCGCTGTTGTGTTCTCCAATTCCATGAGACTGCACAGGATCGCCTTCTAATGCTATTGGAAAACCATCAAGAAATACTGTGCTACTGCCTTGCAAGATAGTCCCTCCAGCTGTATCTATGTTCGCTCTGCATATGTTTGGCATAACTTACTCCTTATTGTACGCTTACTATTTTTGGACTTGTTACCGCAGGTCCAGAATTCAAATTTATCTTTCCACCCTGCATTGTCATAACTCCACCACCATCACTCTTGAAAGAAACTGCTTTGCCGCTAAATGCTATCTCTTCGGCCGAATAAAACTCCATCTTCTTGCCCGATGACAACTTCATATCTCCATCGCATTGGATATTTATATTAGATTTTGCGAGAATGTTGGCGTCGCCATTAATTTGAATGTTTGCAGCACCACCAATTGTTACATTGGCACTTCCGTTTATTACAATATCCAACCCATCAGCCCCCGCAATAAATATTTTCTTGTTTGCTAGACATATCTCATAATCATTACCCACAATCTTTTGAACTCTGGTGCCGTCTGGATCAGAAACCCATCCGTTACCTGTTTCTGAAAAAGTACCCGAGCAATGATATACATGGATTCGTTCTGCGCCAATAGTGTCATCATATTCTTCTATGTTGCCTTGTTCTGTGAATCTGACATGATTTTTAGGATATATTGCCGCATATGGGGTTGCTGGTTCACTCCATTTATGCTTTCCTTTCATGTCAGGAATACTATTGATGTCCTTTTTAACCCCTGCCTTTTTCAGTTGCTGTACGGTTATAGAACCATCATTTCTGATTAATCTGTTAGTATCTACTTCTTCCACCAACGAAACACCAACTGGATATTTGACATTCCCCTCTAAAAATTTCGGTACAGGATATCTTCCACTAGGATCATAAAACCCAGAAGGAGTAGTTGGTGACTGTTTTGGTATTCCAGCAAACGAACCAATAACAACCGGATCTTGTGCCTCTGACCCATCTCTAAAGAAACCAAAAACATGAGATCCAACCAAAAGACCAGTAGGCGACGATCCAATACCAGACAGAGCAGCACTCGTTATTGATTGCATCGGATACGACCAAGGCAAGTCCTCTACAGGCAATTGTAATAAAGATTCGGAATGATAACCAAAAACTCGAACACGAACCCTGCCGAGTTGCAAAGGATCAAGCACATCCTCCACAACACCATGCCACCAAAAGAAACCATCACTTCCCATTATGTTTTTCATAGTTATACTCCAGGACAATTTGCAGAACATTCCATGACACAAGAATAGGATTTTCCAAAAACATGGCGTATGTGAGTGATCATATAATCACCACTCAAATTTTTATCTGACTTATCTTCTCTGACGTGTTGATCGGCCGATATATTAGGAACAGAAAGTGTTATAAGATCACCTACTCGTTTTTCACTGT